AACACGATGTAGTCGACGTTTCCGAAGCGCATCGGGTCGGCTCCGGACAGCCGGGACACGACGGATCCCTGCTGGGCTTGAGTGATCATGCCGGCTGCGATTTCGCGAGGCAGCAACGGCTTTGTGTCGGACAGTGAGAACACGGACATGATATGTCCCCTTTCGAATCAGTCCCGGCCAAACAGTTGGCGCATGAATGTGGACGTTGTGTCAGATGTGCTGGGGGTGCGTGTGTGATCGATCACCGGGTGCGTCTTGCGGGCCTCGGCGGCCCAGGTGGTCAGCGCCTCAGCTGAGGAACGCATGGCCTCCAAGGTGTCCCCGCTGAGCAGGTTCGCCGGAACACCGGTGTCGGAGGACACCTCGTCTGCCCAGCTACGCCGCTGCTCGGCAGCCTCGAAACGTTTGATCGTGGCCTGGGCGTCGGCCAGCTTCTCAGCATCGGTGCGCTGGGCATCCTGCAACTCGGCCAACTGCCGTGCGGCATCATGGTTGGCCTTCGCCCGGGACTCCCACTTGCGCGCCTCGGCCTTCCAGTCGGTCTCGGCAGGCTTGGACTCGTCGGTCTGCGGTGCAGCATCCTGAGTCTGCGTCTCGGTGGCATCGGTGGTTTCGGACATGATCGTCACCCCTCCTACGGGTTGATGGGTGCCATGCGGCAATGAGGCCCCGCCGTGCGGCAGGGCACGACAAGCAGCCCTCGCACCACACGGTGAAGGGCTGGTCGAAAACTAGTGGGCCACTGGAACGATGTTTCAGTGGGTGTCAGTCGGCATGTACACCATCGGTGTACTGGTCCGGATTGACACGGCGCATCGCGGCGAGAATGTCTGTCTCTGATCCGCTGCCTGCACGGGCGCGACCCTGCTCATACAAGGCCAGGTAGGCGTCTGGGTCGTAGCCTTGCAGCTGCGGTGTCGATCCGCGCTTGCCAAACGAGGGGACGATGGCGCAGTCACAGCCGGGGTGATACCTGGTGAGGCCACCGGCAGAGGCTTTGCTGGCATACACCCAGCCGCGTGAAGCGAGCATGGTGCAGAACGTGCATGTCCTCGCGCCTTGCGGCACCCGGGCATATCTGGTGCAGGCCCTGTCGGCTGCAGCGTTGCCGGTGATCGTTGCTGATGCACCGGTGCGCACCCAACGGTCTAGGGATTGCGTGAGCGTGGCGACGGTTTCCTCCGGGTGGCTTCCCCACAGGCTTCCGGCCGCCCATTTCACGGTTCCCCTGATCCGATCCCGGTTGACCGGTTGCTCGGGGCGCGGCGTGAACGGTTTCGTCACACCGGATTTGCTGCGCATCTGCTCATACCATTGTGCGGCAGCCACGCCAGACAGTCGGCTGTAGTCAACCCCCAGGGCATCCACGACCTCGATCAGATCATCCCTGGTCTGCTCTGGACGGCTGGGGTCCATGAGCTTCCAAGCACGTGCCAGATCGCGTCCTGAAAGCCAAGACAGGGTGGTGGTGGCTTTGCGCTGCCTGGCAACATCGGCTGGAGTGATGACACCCACTACCGTTCATCCTCTGCTGGCTGCTCCGGACTGGAGGCAACCGCCTGAGCCAAATACCGTTCATCGATATTGGTATCGGCGAGGCGATTCAGCAGCCCATTCTGCGACCATTCGGCCTGCATCTGCTCGATCTCCGAGGTGGTGAACCCGGCGCGCTGCAGAGCCACCGTCGTCCCGGCAACCTTAGGCAGTGCCGACACCGTCTTGACGATGAAATCGCTGGAGGCCTGCGGAGACACATAGCGTGCCGGTGTCCACGACAGGTGGACGTTCCACGACTCCTCCGGTAGGGTATCCAAGCCTTCCGCAACCATGAGAACATCCTGAAGGATGCGCAGCAGGGGACCGTTGAACACCCTCCATTGGTACTCGGCCTCATCGGAGAGGGCCACTTCGGCAGCCTGCATGGCCTCCGCTGATGCCGGATTGTCGGCAAACAGCCCCACCGACGACTGAGGCAAACCAGTGGCTGCACAGAAGTTCTGGGCCAGCTGCCGATACATGCTCAGATGCGGCTCCATCGACATCTGCGTGAACTGGCCAACCGTCGGATTCTCGCCCTCGTCATTGGGGGACAGGGCGAGGACACGACCAGTGACAGCACGCCACCTGTCCTGCATCGCCTCCATCTGGTCGGCAGAGGCACCCAGCACGTAGCGCTGCGGGGAAGCAAAGAACTCAGCCGAGGTTTCCGCCCTGACAAGGGTTCGCACCGCGGCGTCAGTGAGATAGCGCACCTCTCGAGAGATACGGGAATGACCGAACGGCCGGGAAATCTCGGGGGAGTAGACCAGCGGCTCCACCATGATACGCCGCGACGGATTGTCAAGGCGATCCACGGACCACACATGCTTCTCGGCGGTGGCGATGATCGTGGCATCCAATGTATGCAGGATGAACCGGGAAGGCTCCGATGCCACCAAGCCGGGAATGTCGGAGTCCTGCTCGGTGGTGTCGGTGATCTCCAGGGCGGCGTCGATCATGCCGGAGCGGGCATTCCAGTGGGCGGTCGTCCACAGGCCGTCGCGGGCACGCACCACCACCGGAGGTTCACCTGCCGACTCATCGCCCGGGGCAACCGTGAGGAACGCCACGGAATGCTTGTAGGCGGCCGTGATCGCCTGCATCAGGGTCAAGGTAAAATCGTTGCGCTGCAGGATGCCGCCGATGTCGAACGGGTCGATCTGCCCATCCAGCGTGTAGCCCTCCCAGACATGCTTGCGGGCCAGCGCCTGCACCGCCTTGGCAGGCCATCCCAGGGCGGCACGAGTACGTGCCATCTGAGGGGGAACCGAGATGCCCAAGTCCTGCAGGGCACGATGCCCCGCATAGTAGGTGTCGAGCAGGAGATTCTTCGGTGTCGTGCGTGCCAACGTGGCCCACAAGTCGGACAGGGTGCGCTGCTCGTCGTCAGACAGGCCAGCCACCACGGGTGTACTGGAGAACATCACAGGATCGTCACCCCTCCTCGATGACCGGGACGCCGCTTCGTTGTCGCAGCACCCCAATGGGCCAACGTCACCGCATCCAGCAGGCTCGCATCCGACCCGGGCGGTGCCGCCCAGCCGAACCCTCCACGGGTGCCGATCTTGCGGCGTGTCACCGTTGTTGCCTGCTGGTCCAAAAGTTCATTGTCCACATGTCGCAGCGTGCCGTCGCGCAGACCGGCAAGCAGGCCCGCATGGGCTGCCGTCACCTGGTCCACAGACGGGGTCCAGATGACGCGGGCGGGAACCTTCGCCGAACGCAGCTGGTCCACCAGCCACGACGAACCCGATTTGCCATCCACGACGATCTGCGACGTGTTGGCGAGCCGGTCTGGATCGGTGAGGAAGTCCACCAGCCAACTGGTGCCCTCTCCGGTCGAGGCCTGACGCACACCATCGACAACGATCAGTTTGGCGTCCTGCTTGACGGCAACACCCAGTCCGACGGCTGCACCGTCTGCGGAGAACTTCACTGCCCAGCAGCGTGGTCCATCACCGGCCCGGTCCATCGCCGCGTCCATCCATGCCTGACGGTCGATGGCGGTCGAAACCGTGTCGGAGTCCCAGATCCCCATGCCCTCACGGCGGAACGACTCCTCACCCAGCTGGCGGCGCATACGCAAAATGGCCGCCTCCGAGGTGCGGCGAGGAAACGACGGGTTCGCCCTGGCCCACACCTTCCGATCCGACAGGTCGGCATCATCGGGGGCGCCAATCTCAACATAGGTGCCACCCACCATGTCGCCCTTCAACGCAGACCGACGAAACTCGATGAACGCCTCGGCAGGGTCGGTGGGGCGCGGCGGGGTGCCGATACGGATCGCCAGCCCCAGATCGGACGTGTTCAAGGTGGGCACCATGCCGTCCAGGGCCTTCTGCGACAGAATCTGAGCCTCATCGAACACGATCAGATCAACGCCGGGGATACCGCGGCCAAACCCGGCCTCGCGGGCACCGAACAAAACGCGCGACCCGGACGTGAACTCCAAGGCCTGCTTGCCGTTGCCGGCGCGCACCTTCGACACGTACTGCGACAGGCCCGGCCGGTTGGCAAGGTTCTGCAACGCCAGGAACGTCTCATCCGAGGTGCGAGTGTGGTGGGCAGTCCAGATCATCATGCCGTCGGCGATCACCGCAGCCAGACCGAACACCAGAGCGCCCACCGTGTAGGTCTTGCCCACCTGACGAGGGATCGACACCTCCACGCCATCCACCTTGTTGACGAACTCGCCATTGGCGTCCTGGGCGAGGATGAGGCGGGCCAGATCATCCTGCCAGCGGTCGAAGCCCATACCGGCCTGCTCGCACACCTGACGGGCCACCGGCCATGCCGTCGAGGCAATCCCGTCAGGGTAGACGAGGTGTTTCGCTATCGAGGACAGGTGGGGTTCAGACACCCGTCCAGCCTTCAGCGCCTACCGCCTTGCGGACCTTCGAGACCTGCGGGGTCACCGGGGCGGTGGCACCTGCCAGCGCACCGGCCTTCTCGGCCTTGTCCAGCAGGGACTCCAGGGACTTCAGTGCTGCCGTGCGGTCGCGGGCAGCCTGATCGGGATCCTCGGCGATGGAGGCTGCCGTCTGGAACATGGCGTCCAGAATGCGCAGCTTGTCGCCACTCCGGTAGGCCGTCTTGATCTTCTCGGACTTCACCCGACGACGTGGCGACGGGGTTTCGTCGGTGACGAGCTTCAAAGCCATGTCGCACCTCCGTGCAAGGTTATTCAATGTTGTGAAAAAAGTTTCATTTACCGGTGTTCAGTACCACCGAGTCATCGTGGAATCCCTCGGGGAGATATTTCGCTAGATCGGAAGAGCG